ATCACCAAAGTTACAGTATAAACTAAATTGTAGTTCTTATAAACTACATTATGGTTCTTATAAATACAATTGATATGCCGTTTTACGGGTATCATAATAATCTTGCTTAATAAAGGAGAAATCAAATGAACAAGCAACTGATGCAAGCCCTCGATCCGTCTAGGATTAACACATACTCTATCGGCTTCGATAGAATGTTCGACAGTCTAACCTCATCAACAGGTTTTGACCGACAAGAAAACTACCCCCCATACAATATTATTAAGGTATCAGATACCGAATATACTATTGAACTTGCTGTGGCTGGTTTTGGAAAAAAGGATATTGAAATTCGAATGGTAGCAGATAAACTATCAATCAATTCAATTGAACTTAAAACCTCAGATGTAGACACCAAAGAATATCTTCACAAAGGTATTTCTGCACGACACTTCAAACGTGGATTCACGTTGTCTGGAGATATGGTGGTTAAAGATGCTAACATGTCGGATGGTATTTTAACCATTCTCATGGAGAGGGTCATTCCAGAAGAAATGAAACCTCGTACCATCGACATTAAATAATGCAATAAAGTGATGAACGCCTCTTGACAGGGGCGTTCTTTAGTGGTATAATGTATAAGTAATCAAAAATTAATTTAGGATGAACATGTGAAAGATATTGAATACAAATATTCAGAGGACAAACTGCTCCTTCAAATAACAGAGTATATAGATAAAACGTATGACTCTCACTACTCCCATAACAAATTTCAAGCAACAGAATTTATCATGGACTCGGGCCATGGAGAAGGTTTTTGTATCGGTAACATACTGAAGTATGCCCAAAGGTACGGAAAAAAGGAAGGCAAGAACAGAAATGACTTACTGAAAGTAATTCACTACGGAATCATGGCACTACATAATCACGATAGTTATGATGAGTAACTGACTTTGTATTTCTTATGATGATTTCTATTACCACTTGCAACCTTATACATAAGACTTTCTGTCAACCTATGTTGTTCACAGAATTGTCTAAGGTTGGTAATATGTAACTCATCCCCATTTGGAGTTGTGACAAGATAAGTTTTTGCTTTATCTTTGTTCATATTAGAAGTATCTGCTTTCTTTTTACCCAGAAGTGCAGCAGAAGTTTTCTTCTTGGTTTCTTCAGATGGACGATACCATTCTCTAGATTTCAAAATCTTCTTAATGGTTTCTGGGTTTTTTGAAGGATTGTTTGTTATCATGCGTTCTCTGACTACACCTCTTCTAGCTTCGTCAGAAGTTATTTGACCAGATAGTGCCTGATATGCATACCAGTCTTCAATCTTATTGTGTTGATTGTATAGTTCCAAATGCGCTTGTGCGTGTTCCTTTACAGTCATCAAAATTAAATTGGAAGGGCTATTTGAACCGCCCATGTGTCTTGGTACTATATGATGTTTGTGAAAAAACATATTGACATTCCTCTTAATATATGGTACTATTTATAACTGGACAACTTTTAACAAGTCGTCTTTACTAAACAATGGAGAATAAATGATGATGAAACTAAGCGGCGAAACACGGGATGTTCTAAAGAACTTCTCAACCATTAACCAAAACCTTCTGGTGAAGTCTGGAAACACGATTAACACTATGTCTGCAATGAAGAACATTGTGGCGAAGGCAACTATACCAGATGAATTTTCTGATGAATTTGCAATATACGACTTGAATGAATTCTTGTCTGCACTTTCGTTGTTCAAAAGTCCAACACTGGATTTTACAACACATTCTGTAAAATTGAATGAAGAGGGTGGTGGTAGTTCTCTGAATTATTTCTTCAGTGACCCGTCTGTTGTTACAACACCAAAAACTGAAATTCAAATGCCATCAGTTGATGTAGAATTTACCTTTACACAAGATACGTTTAATCAAATCCAGAAGGCGTCTGCTGTACTTGGTGTACCTGATGTAGTACTGAAGGGTGTTACTGGTGGTGATATCAATCTAACTGTAACAGATCGTAAGAACGAAACTTCCAACGATTTTGCAATTAAGGTTGGTGAGAATTCAACTAGTGACTTTACATACTACTTTAAAGTAGAGAACCTTAAACTACTTGCTGGTGATTATAAAGTCGAAGTATCCTCAAAGGGTATATCACGATTCACTAATATGAGAAGTCCAATTGAGTACTTTATTGCCCTAGAAGCTTCCTAAACTAGACAGGTATATTATATAATGAATGATGCGAATCTATGGGTGGAAAAATATCGCCCTAAAACAATCAGTGAGTGTGTTCTTACTGAAGACTTAAAAACAACCTTCCAACAGTTTGTAGATAATAAACATATTCCTAATCTACTACTGTCTGGTGGGGCTGGTGTCGGTAAGACAACTGTTGCTAAAGCAATGCTTGACGAAATCGGTGCAACATATATGTTAATCAACGGTTCAGAAGAATCAGGTATTGATGTATTGCGAAACAAGATTAAGAACTTTGCAAGTACTGTCTCTATGGATGGTAATCGTAAGTTTGTAATTCTTGATGAGGCAGACTATCTCAATCCACAATCTACACAACCAGCGTTGCGTGGGTTTATTGAGGAGTTCCACAAGAACTGTGGATTCATTCTTACCTGTAATTTCAAGAACAGAATTATCGAACCTTTACATAGTCGGTGTTCTGGTGTGGTATTCAAGATACCAAAGTCAGACAAACCTAAACTTGCTGGTGAGTTCTACAAACGTGTGCAAAACATTCTTGCAGAACAGAATATTCAATACCAACCTAAAGTTGTACAACAACTGGTGATGACACATTTCCCAGACTGGCGTAGGGTTCTAAATGAATTGCAAAGGTACTCTGCTTCTGGTGTAATTGATAGTGGTATACTTGTCAATATCTCAGAAACAAATATGAAGGAGTTAGTTACCTATCTCAAAGAGAAGGACTTCAAGTCTATTCGTTCATGGGTTGCTAATAACTTAGATAATGACCCTGCACAACTATATCGTAAGATTTACGATACACTATATGATGCTGTAGCACCTAGTACCATTCCACATATGGTAATGGCAGTTGGTGATTATCAGTACAAATCGGCATTTGTTGCAGACCAAGAAATAAACATGTTAGCGTTTATGATTGAGGTTATGTCACAGGTTCAATTCAAATGAGTTATGAATTAAAGCATTACCTAAACTCAATCAATCACACTAAGGAAAATCTGATGAGTTCAGATGACCCTATGTGGGAAAAGAAGTATCCAGCGTATGTTGTTAACAGATGTTTAGCTCCATTCCATGATACCATTATGTTCGTAAATGAGATGAATATGCGTCACCACCTTGACGCAAAGCTTCAGTACGATTTTTTACTAAATACTATTAGATCAAAAAAACGATTTGCGCCTTGGGTTAAGGCAGAAAAGTTAGATGATTTGGAGTATATTAAAGAGTATTATGGCTATAGTAATGAGAAAGCGAAGGTTGCTCTATCGGTACTAAATAATGAACAGATAAAGGCTATCAAAGATAGTTTGATTAAAGGTGGAAAAAATGGAAGGAATTGAATGGCGACCTGACAAGATGCTAGAAGTAACACTAAAAGAACCTGATGATTTTTTAAAGGTTCGTGAGACACTATCTCGTATAGGTGTCGCCTCTCGCAAAGAGAGAAAACTGTACCAATCATGTCACATCCTACACAAACAAGGTAGGTATTACATTGTACATTTTAAAGAGTTGTTTGCCCTTGATGGTAAGGAAACAAACCTCAATGAAAATGATGTAGCTCGAAGAAACTCAATATCAACACTTTTGAGTGATTGGGGACTAATCGAAATAATCGGTGAAGCAGAACCAAAAGCACCGTTGTCTCAAATCAAAGTTATATCTTTTAAGGAAAAGAATGAGTGGGATTTAGAGACAAAGTATAACATAGGAAAGAAACGGGAACTATAAACCACTTTTCTATTGACATTTGCCCCCAAATACTATATAATGATCTTAATTGATTGAGGGAATGAAATTTGAACTTTTACACACATGTTGCCCAATGGGGCAACCAACTGCTTGTTCGTGCTGTAAAGAATGGCGTCCGTACTAACTTCAAAGTAAAGTACGAGCCCACTCTTTACGTTCCAGTACAGAAAGAAACAGGTTGGAAAACCTTGGATGACAAGAACGTCAATCCAATGAAATTCCTATCTATAAAGGAAGCGAAATCATTTATCGAGCAGTATCAGTCCCAACCACATCTCGTGTTTGGTATGAATCTGTTTCCTTACACATACCTCTCGGAAACCTATCCTAAACAAATTCAGTTTGATTCAAAACAACTGAAGATTGTTACGATAGATATTGAGGTAGAGTGTGAGAATGGATTCCCTCATGCAGACCAAGCAGTAGAACCTATGCTGTCTATCACTGTCAAAGACCACAACGCAGGCAAGTTTATCGTATGGGGTATGCGCCCCTATGAGAACAGTAGAGATGATGTAGAATATATCCATTGTCCTACTGAACGTGACCTTCTTGCTCGGTTCCTTGGATGGTGGGATGCTGATCATCCAGATATTATTACTGGTTGGAATACTGAATTCTTTGATTTGCCTTATATCTGCAATCGAATCACTTCCCAGTTAGGTGAAGAGGCTGTTAAACGTCTATCTCCTTGGGGTGTTGTTCAACCACGAATGGTGAACAGTGGGTTCGGTAAGAAGACAGAGATGTTTGAAATCTTAGGTGTCAATAATCTTGACTACCTTCAACTGTATAAGAAATTCACATACACAAACCAAGAGTCGTATCGTCTAGACCATATTGCTCATGTTGAACTTGGACAGCGTAAGGATGAGAATCCTTACGATACATTTAGTGATTGGTATCAGAAAGACTATCAGTCTTTTATTGACTACAACATTATGGACGTTGAGTTAGTTGATAGACTAGATTCTAAAATGAAACTGATTGACTTGCTTCTTACTATGACGTATGAGGCTAAGGTTAATATGTCGGATGCATTTACTTCTGTTAAGTATT